TGGTACATCTGGCACGCTGACCGATACGCGGAGCCGGTGTACGCCGCAATCAGGAAGTGCGGATTTGATGTTCGGGCCTTGATCGTCTGGAACAAACTCAAGGCCCACTACGGCGCTCCGAGCGCTCACTACTGCCAGAAGCACGAGCCGTGTTTGTATGCCGTGCGAGACTCAGCCGGATTCTGCGGTCCGAGTAACGAGGTCACTGTGTGGGACATTGAACAGCCTCACAGAAACGAACACCACCCAACGCAAAAGCCGATCATCTGCATGGCGAGGGCGATTCGGAACCACGACGCCAAATCCGTCTACGACCCGTTCCTCGGCTCCGGCACCACGCTGATCGCCGCCGAGCAACTAGGCCGCAAGTGCTACGGCATCGAGATCAGCCCGGCCTATTGCGACGTGATCGTCAAGCGGTGGGAGACGCTGACGGGGCGCAGGGCGACCCGTGGCTAAGGTCACGCGAGAGAAGCTGGCCGAAGTCCGCGAGCACAAGCGGAAGGCGGACGAAGCGTATCGGCTGGCAAAGCGGCTTGCCGGCACGGCAGGCAAGGCTGACGCATACAGGCGACAGGTAGAGCAAGCCAATCAGGCTCACAAAGAAGAGCGGCTGGCGGCAACGACGGTAATCGTGCCGGACGTCGAAGACCGCGAGCGGAGGGAGTTGCTGGAGTCGGATGACGTCGAGTGGTTGCTGTATTACTTCGGCGATGGGTGCGGGCTTGGCGATCCGTTTACATACCAATTCGTGGGCCAGCAAATTCAGATGATCACCGCCATTGGCGAGGCGATGCGCAACGGTCGCGATCAAGCCATTGCGGCCAGCCGCGGCGAAGGCAAGACGACGATTGCGGAGCGGCTGGCCCTGAAGTATCTACTTAGCGGCGCCGCCAATTACATCGTGCTCTTCGCATCGACCGGCCCGATGGCCGAAAATATCCTGGACAGCATCAACACCTACTGCCGCGAAAACGATCGGCTATTGGCAGACTATCCAGAAGTCTGTGCGCCTGTTCGGGCTCTTGAGGGCGTGGCGCAGAAAGCCAAGACGCAACGAGCTACCGGGCGACGGATCGACAACGGGCAAGCGTTCGAGCAATCGCAGGTGAGCTATTCATGGTGCGGCAACGAACTAATATTTCCCAACGTGCCGGGCTCGCCGTCAGCTGGCGCTATCATCGCAACGCGCGGACTCGATTCAGCAGTTCGCGGTCTCAAGAAACGCGGCAAGCGCCCGCAGCTGGCCATTATCGACGACCCGGACACCGAGTTTACCGCCACATCGCCAGACCAGGCCGCCAAGCTCGAAAAGCGAATCGACGCGGCTATCGGTGGTCTCGGCGGACAACGCCGTTCGATTGGTCGTGTCGTGCTGACGACACTACAGAGCCGGACGGCAGTTAGCTACAGACTGACCGATCCAAGCAAAAAGCCGACATTCAAGGGGCGCCGCTATCGCTTCCTGGTTGCGCCACCGACGCGTTCGGACATGTGGGACGAGTATGTGTCGATGGTGCTGGAAGATCAGCAGCAGCGAAGCCCCGAGGGCGTAGACCTGGACCCGGAAGCGCGTCGCTCGCATCGATTCTATTTGGAGCACCGCAACGAAATGGACGCCGGCGCGGTAATTGCCAATCCGCACCGATACGATCCGACAGTGCAGCCGGACGGTACGCTGCGCGAAGTGTCGGCATTGCAGGCATACTACAACCTCGTTGCCAAGCTCGGTTCCGAGGTCGTGGCTACGGAGTACGATAACGATCCGCCAGAAGAGTCTGCGATTGTTGAAAGTGCTTTGTCGCCAACTCGAATACAACGCAGCTGCTCGGGTTTTGAGCGTCGAATCGTGCCATTAGGCTGTACGGTGTTGACTTGTGGAATCGACGTGCGAAAAGTGGCATTGCACTGGGTGGTTCGTGCGTGGCAGCCCGACTGTTCCGGTTTTACGATCGACTACGGCGTACATGAAGTGCATGGCACGAAATACGGCAGCGATGATGGCGTCGATGAAGCCATTCGGCGAGCCATCCTGGATTTCTACGATCAATCGCGATCAGCAGGATATTGCCTGCCGAATGGCGAAGTAATGCCGATCGACCTAACGCTAATCGACAGTGGATGGCGTATGGATGCGGTTTACGCGGCATGCCTAGAAATCGGAACTGGCATCAGGCCCGTTAAGGGCTTCGGGCGGTCGAGCGGATGCGCTGGCGCTAGCTTTGCGACAGTGCAGCGAGCGACAACCGACCGCCGTCCAGGTGATGGATGGTTCCTTTCGCGGCAAGGCAAGTTGTGGTTGGTCTGTGCAGACGCCGACAAGTGGAAGGCGTGGGAGCACGATCGATGGATGACATCGCCAGACAAGCCGGGATCAATGCAGATATTCGGCGATCCGTCTGGAGACAACCAGCGAATGACCATGGACGAAAAAAGCCACTTCAGCTACGCCAAGCATATATGCAACGAGTCGGAACAGGAATACTTGGACAAGCGCGGAAACCTTAGGCGAGGCTGGAAAACGCGATCCGAAAACACGCACTGGCTTGATGCGTCTTACTATGCTTCAATTGCGGCCAACATGTGCGACATCCGCATGGCGACCAGTGCGGCTGTAGTGGCGCAGCACGCAACGCCAGCTGCAAACCTTGCTCGACCAACCCTGTCTCAACTTGCCAAGAGGCGTTAAATGGATCGCAGACCTACCCTCGGCGAGCTAGCGGCACAGGCAACCGGCGGCGACGGCTGGGACTGCCCGCGTTGCGGCTGCCGCGACTGGCGCGTTGAGGATTCGTATTTCGTGGCAGGGCGGCAAGAGCGCCGCCGCCGGAGGTTTTGCCGCAACTGCAAGCAGGTTTTGCACACTAGAGAAGTGCCGATAGAAGCCGATTTAAAGAAATTTTCTGACGATCATCCCGCATATAGTACCCCACCCCAAAATGATTTGACTACGCGGGGACCGATTGGGATAGTTGGGGCAAATGACGACACCCCAAACGATCGCAGACGCAATCGAAAACACGGCTAAAAATCCGGCCAGCGTAACCGTTGGCTCGCAGACGGTCGCCGCGCAGTCGATTAGCGCCCAAATCGAAGCCGATCGCTACCTAGCTGCCAAGGCTGCCGGACAAGCAACCGCCGCCGCCAAGGGTTTCGGGCTGCGATTTGCTCGGCTCAAGCCACCGGGAGGTGGCTAGTGATTGCACTGGGATCGAGCACCGATCGTTACCTAGGCATCGTCCGCGAGCCTGCCAAGCGGCCGCACTCGCCAGACATTCGCGCGAAATACGACGCGGCCAGCGACTCGGTAGAGTACCAAAACTACTGGGCTAACACCGACGCTTACGACGCGGACAGCGCCAATAGCAAGGGTGTTCGCACGCGGCTGGTGAAGCGGTCGCGGTATGAAGCGGCAAACAACGGCTACGCCGACGGCATCGCGCAGACGCACGCCAATTTTCTCGTCGGCATGGGGCCTACGCTCGCCTGTCGCACGGGCAGTCGGTCGCTCGACTTGCGGATCAACGCGGAGTGGCGGAAGTGGTCTAAGGCCGTCCAACTACGTCGCAAACTGTGGACAGCCGCTCATGCCAAACTGGTCGATGGCGAATCGTTCGGCGTGGTCACCGCCAACCCTCGGGTAAGCCATTCGGTCAAGCTGGATGTCGTGCCGATCGAGTGCGATCAGGTGACTACTCCTTACGTTCCATATCGTCGCGAAGGCGTTATTGACGGCGTAACGTTCGATGAGTTTGGCAACCCGTTGACGTACGACATCCTTCCGCAGCATCCGGGCTCGCAATGGGCTGTCTACTATCAAGAGCCAAAGCAAGTGGCCGCCCGCTACGTGCTGCATTGGTTCGCAATGCGGCGACCGCAGCAACATCGCGGTGTTCCCGAGTGCAAGAGCACTATGCAAGTCGGCGCGTCTAGTCGGCGATGGCGAGAGGCGACCGTATCGGCAGCGGAGACGGCGGCAAGCTTTGCGGCGCTGCTCTATACCGAAATGCCACCGGGTGACGCGGAGCCGGTCGCCCCGTTTTCGACGCTCCCCATTGAACGCCGCATGATGGCGGCTTTGCCGATGGGCTATCGCGCCGAACAGATGCAGGCGCAGCATCCGAACACGTCCTACGATAGCTTTAACAGAGCACAAATCAGCGAGCAGGCCCGCCCTAAGAACATGCCCTATAACATGGCAGCGTGCGATAGTTCGCAGTCGAACTACGCCAGCGGCCGGCTTGATTTTCAGCCGTATTTCGCGGGTGTCGATATTGAGCGGGCCGACTGCGAAGACTGTGTTCTCGACAAGCTATTCGTCCAGTGGTGGCGAGAAGCCGCGCTAGTGTTCGGCTTTGGCGATCCGCGTAATCCGCCCGAAAGAAGCTGGGACTGGCCCAACCATCCGGTGGCGGACATCACCAGTGAAGCCAGCGCCGTCAATATGCGGTTGCGGAATGGCACGACGACGCTGCGACAAGTCTACGCGGAAGCCGGCGACGACTACGATTCAGCAGTCGAGGCCATGGCGAGCGATTACGGCGTTGACGTCGGCAAGATGAAGGAACTGCTGCGGCTGGCGATTTTCAACGCCACGAACCAACTGGGCAGCATCGAGCAGGCCCAAGT